ACTATGCCAAAATGTCACCTCGAGTTGCCAACTCACAGCTTAGATGATGTTATATCTGTAGAGACTGCATTCCATGCACTATCTTCTGACTTATCATCAGGAACAGCTGCGAACGCAACTAATGAAGTTAAATTGGAGTATAAAGCTCCCTAATAATTAATTAACCCGGGAGGGTGAAAGCCCTCCCACTTAATAGGAAATAAAATGGAAGAAAAGAAAGTAAAACAAGTACAACCCGTTTCACTAAAAAGTCTTATGACTTCTAGTAAAACAGTATCAATAGATTATCCTGGGTACGATGGCTTTGTAGTTGATTTAACATATTTAAGTAGAGAAGAATTACTTAAATTAAGAAATAGATGTGTAAAACAAGTTTTAAATCGTAAAACAAGAGCGTTTGAGGAAAAACTTGATGAAGATTTATTCTTAGTAGAATATGTACAATCAATAATCAAAGGGTGGACAGGCCTTAAGTTTAAATACTTAGAAGAGTTTCTATTGGTAGATATAACTGGGCAAGACCCTGATAAAGAATTAGACTACACTGCTGAAAATGCAGAGTTGATGATGAAAAATTCAGGAGACTTCGACCAATGGGTAACAGATACTGTAGGTGACCTGGAAAATTTTACGGAAAGCAAGTAACTTATATACTTGCTCAAATCGAGAAAGATTTTAAAGAAACCAACATAGATATCGAAAAATATCTATCCATATGTGAGCAGTTAGGCGAAGAGCCCGATCCTCGCAAAATGCCTTTAGATAGGTCGTCCCTTCCTCTTGAGGTTCAAGAAGCTTTTGCGCTTCATGAACTTTTGTCGGATAGATGGGACGGAATGAATGGATATTACCTAGGAAAAGACTATTCTGCCCTGGATACTTATATTGAAGTTTTAGAGATTGAAGATAAAAAGACAGTTCTTTACTTTTTAAAACATATAGAGTACCATAACTCAAAGAACATAAACGACAAAATTAAGCAAAAGAGAGATGCTAAAGAGCGACAAGCTAAATTAAAGAGAAAATAAATGGCAGGAAAAAAGGTTAAAGGCGCAACCGTTACCATCAAAGTAACAGATGGTGATAGTCTTAAGGACATTGCAAGAAAAGCCAAAGCTGCGGGAGCAGGACTAAACGAAACTAAAAAATCTGCGGGAGATGTCCGTAGAAATATGCAGGCTATGTCTGGTCGTACTGAGTCAGCTTCTAAATCTTTTTCTCGTATGCAACAAGGCACAGGTGGTCTTGTTCAATCTTACGCAGTATTAGCATCTACTTTATTTGCTATCACAGCAGCTTTCAGAGCCTTAGAACAAGCACAAAATATTCAAGCTCAGATTCGTGGGTTTGAAGAACTTACAAAAATAACTGGTACTTCTATGCTTACTATCACAAATAGTGTTAGAGAGGCAACAGCAGGATTACTAGATTTCCAAACAGCAGCGCAACAAACTGCTATCGCAACTGCAGCAGGATTCTCAGCAGACCAAATTACAGGACTAGCGGAAGGAGCAAAGAATGCTTCTGTTGCTTTAGGTCGTGACTTGACAGATTCGTTCAACAGATTGATTCGTGGTGTGACAAAAGCCGAACCAGAACTACTAGATGAACTTGGTGTCATTTTAAGACTAGATATTGCTACAAGAAACTATGCAGCAAGTATAGGAGCAAGCGCAGATAAACTAACAATTGCACAAAGAAGAACAGCTGTTTATAATGAAGTTAATAAACAATTAGAAGATAACTTTGGGTCAATAGCAGAAAAAGCAGATGATTTAGTTAACCCAATCAGTAAATTCCAAACACAATTATTGGACATTGGTATAGCATTATCTGAGACTATACTTCCTGTATTTACAGGAATAATAGATTTTCTCAGTAGAAACCAAGGAATACTTTTTGGATTTTTAACTATATTTGCAGTAAGATTAACAAATGATGTTCTACCAGGTATTAGTACACTCGGTTCAAGAATGGAAGAATCAGTAAGACGATCTAAAACCTCTCTAAAAGATTTAAATAAAAATTTAAGTTCAAATGCTAAAGCATATAATAAACTTGGTAAAAGCAAACAGTCAACAGATAAAATTGTTTCAAAAGCATTTAAACAGTCTTTAGCAAAAAGAGGAATGGACGAAAAGAAATTCTTTCAAAAATCTGATGCAAACCAAAAAAGGTCAATTAGTGCACACATCAATGCATTAAAGAAACAAGAGAAAGCGACAGGTAAGTCAATGCAACGACAAATAGCTATTCAAAGAGCGGCCTATGCAAAAATAGAAGCAAATGCAAAAAGAACAGGAACAAAAGTTGGCTTAAGTTTAGAAGCAGGACTACTCAGAGGTCAAAGAGGCTTGATAAAATTAGAGATAAAAGCAAAACAAGTATTTGCAAGTATAGGAGCAAGTGCAATGAAACTGGCTCCAATATTCGGAGCACTAGGAGCTATGATGAACGCTGTCTTCGGAATATTTATGGCAGTATCTTTTGCTATGATATTTATAGATATGATTCCTGCAGTACAAAGGTCAAAAGAGGCAACTCAAGAACTTAAAGAAGAAGCAGAGAAAAGTGGTAAAGCTTTTCTGGAATTAAATTCAGCTATTGGCGCTTTGAATGATACTAAACTTGATAGAGTAGCAAAAGCATTTGAAAGTGATAGCATGATAGATAGACTTATAGCTGTGGAAAAAGCAGTATCACATCTATCAAATACTTTGAATAACTTTGATGTTGGAAACATGGGCGACAATTTAATTGAGAAAGTTGAAAAAAATCTTGTAGACGGTGGATTTGAAGAAAAGCATGAATTTAGACAAGGTGGCGCAGCAAAAGCAGCGGGTAAAGTAGCTGCAGCTGATTTTGCTTCAGGATTTTCACAAGCTCTTTTAATCGATAGGACAGCAACAGAAGAGGCTATTAGAAAATTTGTTACAAGACTAACACTAGAGGGAGGCCAGGGCGGAGGCGGTTATGGAACTCTTAGACCAGGACAAGCTGCAGACTTAGGAATTTTAGAAGGAAATGAAGATTTGTTTGACAATGAGAAAGGAGGCATATATGGAGGAAGCACTATAGGTAACAAAGCGGTAAGCAATGCTAAAAAATTCGTTCCTGAGCTGATGAATATTATTGACGAATTAAATTCAGGAACACTAAAAACAAAAGAAATTGAGTTACGAATGGAAAGACTACAAGAAATTCTTGGTAGTTTTGGAGGAAATAAATTTAGTAAGGGCAGTATTTCAGGAGCTTTCTTTGAACGAATTTTTGACGAAGACGGCGAGTTTATAGGTGTTCGACTAAGAAAAAGTTTTGAAGAGTTATTTGGCGACTTTGATACAATAGTTAAACCTGCAAAAACAGCAGTAGAATCAATCACAGACTTAGATGAACCAATTGATAACTTTATGGAACAAATTAAATTATCACTACCAAAACCTAGTGAAGCGCAAAAAATTGCAAGTGCAGTACAATCAATCCAAACACAAATAGATGCAGCAAGGTCAGATGAAACAAAAGGCCAACAAACCATAATAATGGATTTATTAGATGCAAAGGAAAAAGAATTATCAATAGATAGAGAGTTAATAACATTAGATGATGTTGCAATTTTCAAACTAGAAACTAGATTAAAAATTAGTAAAGAACTTGCAACTATTTTAGTAGAACAAAATAAAGAAAGAAAATCAGGAATGGATATTCTTATCGAAACAAATGAAGCTTTAGCTAACATGGAACTAGTTGATAAAGCTAGAAATAATCTTCACAAAGTTGAAATGAACTTTATGAAACAATTAAATGATAGACACACAAAGAGATTAATGATTTCAATGGAGATTGAAAAGATAGAAGACGACATTACAGTACTTCAAGGTAAAATAGCTAATAATTCTTTAAATATAGGTATTGAAGGGAGTAATAATTTAGCGGTAAATCAAGCACTAACACAAGAACAAATTACACAAAAAGAAGTTTTAGAAGGTCAATTAACCATACTAGAAAATCAACTAGATAGATTTTTTGAAGTAAGAAAACTAATGGTAGAAACTTTTGATAAGTTTGGCGGAGACGCATTAACATCAATAATTGAAGGAGGCTCAGGTAGTGAAGCATTTGCAAAAATGGCAGGTGGAATTAAGAAAGAATCAGCAAAAATGTTATCTGATACAATAATGACTCCTGTTGTAGGTAAATTCAAAGGTCTGCTAGGAATGGATAAAGAGGAGATAGTAGAACTCACTCCAGAAGCAAAAGCAATTCAAAAAGTTCATAACGACCATGTAGACAGGCTAGAGCAAGCATTAATAGCACATGCAAAAGCATTTGATAAGAATATGGTAACAGGAGATGACACACTCGATGGTTTAATGAAAAAGGTACTTGGTGGTACTTCTGAATCAAGCCCTGTAACAGCTATTACTGATTCAATAACTGAAGAAGTATCAACAGGATTTATGGCTGCATTTAAAGGAATCGGAGGCGGTGGAGGAATCAGTGGATTCTTCTCAACACTATTCGGAGGTTTATTTGGAATGGCTGACGGAGGAGTTATAGGATTAGCAAAAGGTGGTATAGCCAGATATGCACATGGTGGAATAGCAAAACAACCAACATATCTAGTAGGAGAAGGAAAACAGAATGAAGCCGTTGTACCACTTCCAGATAATAAAAGCATACCTGTTGACTTAGGTGGTGGAGCAGGAAATACAAATAATACAAGTATCACTGTAAATATTGATGATACAGGAGCAGATACAAGCGTGGACTCAGATGGTGGAAGACAATTTGCAGATGCTATTAATATGGCAGTACAAGCAGAGATAGAAAAACAAATGAGACCTGGAGGAATATTGGCAGGATAATATGGCATTAGGATTTAGCACAACAGCAAGTTTTGGAAATAGGACAGTAGTACCAGATAAAGGTCTTACTAAAAAGAATACACCTGTAATATTTCAAGCAAAATTTGGAGATGGTTATCAACAAAGAATAGCCAATGGAATTAATAATCTAGACCAAGAGTTTAGTGTTAACTTTAAAACAAGAACAAAAGAAGAAATAGATGATATAGTAGGATTTTTCGAGAGTACAAAAGGAGTTACAGATTTTGATTTTACTTTCGCAGATACAAATGCTAGTGGAAATGAAGAAACTGTAAAAGTCTATGTGAGTGACTTTACTCAAAATTGGGAGTATGATGATTACTACTCCTGCAGTGCAACTTTCGTAAGGGTATATGAAGCATAATGACAGAAAAGATATTAGTAAAAGATTTACAAAAGTTAACTCCAGGCTCGGAGCTGGTATATCTTTTTGAACTAGAATATGTAAAAGGGTCATTTATATACTTTCATTCAGGTTTAGATGATGATTTAACAACTATTCAAATGAGAGATTTTAAAACAAACTCTCAAATTAATACTTATATTGCTTTACCAGTAGAATTTAAAGGAGTAGAAGTAAAAAATGATGGAGCAATAGCAAGACCTACACTTAGTTTAGGTACTGCTTTAACAACTTTATCTGATGCAATAGGAACTATAGATTATCAAACTCTTTTAGGATTAAAACTAATTAGAAGAACTACTCTTAAAAAATATCTTCACGGTGAGTCAGCTGCAACAAATCCTCCTACAGAATATGCTAGAGATATCTATACTATGGATAGAATCAAAAGCAAAACAAAATCAAATGTTGTAGTAGAGTGTGTTGCTCCTTTTGACTTACAAAATATTAGAGTTCCAGGAAGAAATGTACTTCCAGATAGGTGTCCTTTCTTATACCAAGGAGCTGGAGAAGATAAGTCAGTACATGAAAAAGCACAAAGTGGTTGCACTTGGCATTTAGAAGGAAAATATAAACCTCAAGTACTTCCTGCACAAAATGGAACAGAGTTCACAGTATATGTAAATATAGATGATGAGTATGTTGTACCTAGCAGTACATCTTTTACATCTTATAGCAGTGGCGCAGTAACAGTAAATACTTATTACAAAACCACAGCATCAGTAACAAGATATAATGCAGACGGTAGTAGAACAACAGTATCAAATAAAGACCAGTATTGGCAAGCAACAAAAAGCACTTCATCACCAGGAACTCCTAGTGATGCAAATAATAATTTTAAAAGAGTAAGAGTATTTAGTGCATATTCACATGGAACAGAATATTTTACTTTTTCTGATGATAAACAAAATGACTATGTAACTTTTACAGATAATGTTGCTACTTCTCATACTCATGGAAAAACTTTACTATGGAAAACGAAGAAAGCAAATAAATCTATGGCACCAGGATATTTAAGTAGTGTATGGGAAAAAGGAGATGGCTGTAGTAAAAGACTTGATGGCTGTAAAGCACGATTTGGATTTGACCCAATTAGTACAGGAACTGCAACTTCTACAGGTAAGGCAAATCCTAATACAGCAGCAAAACTACCTTTTGGTGGTTTCCCTGCAGCGAAGGCGTTCTCATGATAGACGAAATATTTAAGCATGCTGCCGATGAAGCGCCGAGGGAATGTTGTGGGCTTGTTATAGAAGATGGAGATAATAAAAAATATATTCGCATGGAAAATATCTCCCCAGAGGAAAATGAGTTTATGATGGACGCAAAAACTTTCGTGAAATATCAACTCACATCAAAAATAAAATATGTAGTCCATAGTCACTATGGGCAAGATTGTCAGCCAAGCGAAGCAGACAAAAAACAATGTCGTGAGGTAGGAATTCCGTATTTAATCGTTTCC